AACACCTGAGGACAATGTTACACACTTAGACATGCGGGTTCCTGCGTTAGTCTTCAATGATCAGATTGTTTTCCCAACGTATACTGCAGGGACTACACTGCCCCTTAGAGAAAACATCTCGGGAATCTCGGGAATCGCAAATAACCCTACGCCATACTTAGCGACGTCTAGTATTGCAGTCTACAATGACAGAGGGGTAAAGATCCCCGTGACTGTGCAGACGTCAGGTAGCGGCAGTAGTGCGTTTACTTACTTAACGCTAAACGCTACAGGAGTGTGGGACAATGATACTTCAGTCTGGGTAGGCTATGAGTTCACAAGTTCTTACACGTTCTCAGAGCAGATCTTTAAGGCCCAGGCAGGACAAGCCCGGACACCTAACGCTTCGGCCAAGCAGTTCATTAAGAATCTATCGCTTTACCACACGAACACCTCAGACTATAAGGTCAAGGTGACACCAGATAAACGAGCACAATATACTAACGAGTTCCCTGAGTCGTTCACAGGCACCGGGAGCTCCTTACGCACTGAGCTCAAAGACGGTTTCTTTAGGGCCCCCGTGTTTACCTCTAGTGAAAACGTAGAGATCAAGCTGGAGAACGATGGGGCTAAGCCTAGTAACTTTCAGTCTGCTGAGTTTGAAACCTTCCTGCACACACGATCAAGTCGATATGGAGCCTAAGCACACCTATGGTGATTGTTCTATTGTTCCAGCAACAATGGTCCATGCGAATTACCTAAAGGATCGCTTAAGGTTCCACGACGCCCTCGAGTGTGAGCTTTTGGGGCATAGCCCTAAAGAAGCGCTCAGCATTGCCCTCACGCTCGACTACAAGACCTACACGGCACTCGGCCCAGACAAAGAGCCGTTCGCTATGTTCGGCTCGGGGAAGGCTGAGGATGGTGGTTATATATGGATGCTTGGGACCCCAGACGTCACCAAGCACAAGAAGCATTTCGTTCGGGCATCTCGAGCCTGGGTCCAACACCTTTCCAAGCCCTTTGGGATTACCTCTAACGTCGTTCTCAAAGACAACAAACAAGCCATACGCTGGCTGAAGTTTTGTGGCGCTAAGTTTCTACAAGAGGTAGAGATCTCGTCACATTCATTTTACGAATTTATCATTACAACAAACTAGACTAATATGTGTTTACCAGTATTCGCTCCTTTAGGGACAGCACTCCTCGGTGGGACAGTCACAGGGACGGCAGCCGCCGCAGCGGGGACTATGTCAATCCTTGGGCCACTTGCTCAGGGCATGCTTACAATTGGCGCTCAGGGTCAGCAGGCTTCGATGCAGGCCGAGGCTCAGAAACGTGCTACGATTGCTGAGAATGCTCGCTACAGTCAGCAGGTATCTGCGATGCGTAAACAACAAGCCACTGAGTCGCTAAGGCTCGCTCAGGAGGTCTCAGCAGCCAACCGGGCAAGCATGGAGGCCATGGCTCGTAAGGAAGTGGCAGCCGCCGAGGGAGGCATAAGCCTTGAGTCTGCAAGTTTCCTTTCGGAGATGAGAGACCTTGAGAGGCAGGTAGGCGAGCATAACTATGCGATCCAACAGAATCAATACCTGGCTGATCAAGCTTACAATATGCGGGCTCGGGACCTTGGACTTCAAACACAACAGAACTACATCAACATCAACAAGCCTATCGCTACTCCTAACGTCCTTGGGACAATGCTAGGGGCAGCCACGACGAGCCTTGGGAATTTGGCAGGCGCTAAGCAACTACAGGCACGTCAACTTCCTTCAGCACCCACAACAACTACTTCTTAATGAAACGCAGAGATTTATTTACCAACCCAGACCGTGAGCAGGTGCCATTCAATTTGAGTGCTCCTGCGATCACAGGGAAACCCTTTCAGGCAGGTCAGTATTCGGTGGCCGTGCAAGCCCCCGTGCCTGCCTCACAGACGTCTCTGGGGAAACTAGCAGCAACGCTAGGGCAGATAAATCCAGCAATCAAAGCGTATGGGCAAGCAGAGCAAGCCACAACAGACCTCCAAAAGACTATGTTTGGGCTCGACTTTGCTCAGATGACTGAGAAAGAAAAAGAGCTAGCAGCACAAAGACTTAAGAGCGAGGAGAAGTTCAACAGTAAGCTACGCGGTGAAGGCTATGAGCTAAACCCAGTCGCAGAGATATACGCTAAGGAACTCATAGGGGCTGATAAGTCTGATGAGTATATGGCTTTTATTGAGGAGAACAAAGCCCAGTATATTGAAGACGAGGTAGTTGTTAAAGGACGCAAACCAAGCCCAATGCAGATCAATGAGTTTGTTGAGGGCCTCACCACACAATTCAAGGAGGCTAACCCAGACACAATGTCTGACCCTCTGATGCTCGCTGGGTTTATGCGAAGCACAGCAGACTATCGTAACCGGGCAAGCGTCCAGATCGCAAAGGAAGCTTCGGACAGCCACAAGAACGGAGTGCTTATCCCTCAGGCAGCTAAAGCACTGAGTAGGGTTTCAACGCTTTCAGATATGGAAATCCCTGTGACCGGGAAGCTAATGAGCGCACAAGAACGGAATGCTAGGTATCAAGAAGCTTGGACAAAAACCGGACCACTTACCGCTGCTGACCAGAAGCTAGTCTTACAAAGTTGGCTAAACTCAATGAAACCAGGGCTAGCTCAGTTAAAACTTGAAGAGCTCGCTGAGTCGGGCATCAAGGTAGGCAATGAGTCCCTGAGGGCTGAGGACCCTATCGGAGATACTTACTACAACAATCTCCAAGATGAGCTTGAGGATAAGGCACTCACAGAAAGGCAAGAGGAAATAAAAGAAGATAATCTAATTAAGAATGAAGCATTCAATCAATATAAAGAGACTTTCCAATCCGAAGCGTATCGAGACCTTTCTTATGAAGAGAAGAAAGAATTTGAAGAAGACTTAAAAAGGGAAATTGAAGGCATAACGGACCCAACCGAAAGAAGAAGAAAAACGGCAGGGCTGGATTTAGCAATCAAAGAGCAAACCACTAAAAGGGAAAAAGATGTTTTCCTTATTGGCAAGATGGCTATTGAATCAGATTCATCTAACATGCGCTCTTTTGGAGGTCAAGCTTTGGGTGAAGTTAGTGCGTTTGTTGATGAATACATCAAAAATAATGGCATAGAAAAAGAGAACCCTATTTACAATGTAATTAAAAAATATGTAGACATTCAAGAAAATCAATTAGCCCCTGATCAAAGCAATAGATTTAGAGCAGGAAGCCCTCAGTATAAAACTGTCGAGCTACTGGGGGACTTCAGGAGGAAATTTAGTGTATTTAAAGAGAAATTAGCTGAGCGATTGGTTGATGCACGCGAGGGAGAATCAATCAGGATAAAAGATAAAAGTTATGAGATCTCTAAGGAGAATACCTTAATATCTAAGCAAGAAATCTTTGATATTATATTGACAGAGGAGCGAGGAATAGTCCTTGAAGAAATTAATACTAAGTTTAAAGAATTAATAGAAGAGAATAAGAATGAACTAGATTTGAGGGACGAGGTGGTAAAGCAAAAGGATGAAAGAGCTAAGAGCGTAAAGGACCTAAAAGGTGCTAACAAATTAGCGAATGAGGAACTTGGGATTATAAGAATGCCCAATGGTGAACTCCCACGCCAGAAGGGATACCACCGACGCTTCAAGGACAAAAATGTTTATATTGGTGGAAATTCCTTTCAAAAAATAGGCCCAGAATTATCTATTGCGACATCAGGATTCGGTTGGATTTCTAAAACATTTGGAGATGGCAGATCAGCTCCATTGACACATTCTCATTTGGATGCTTTTGAATCAGGACTAGCAACAGGGGCTTACCTCCTTCCAGATAAAGAAGGAAAATCTTTTATCACTAAGGACGGAGAGAAAGTCATAAGGATGATGCCTGACTCAAACGATGCTCCTCTTTTGTTTTCAAACATTAGGGAAAACTACAAAAACCTTAAACCGCACCTTTTGTCTGATTTTAATCATTTCCAAGAATTAGTTAATATCGATGGGCACAAGGACGACAAAGACAATTTAGAAAATACAGGAAATGCTATTTTGAAAAGTAGGAGATTTGTAGGATTTAGTCCCTCAGAAGCGATTAATGCGATTGAAAAAGGCGTTATTTCTGAAGGAGTTAATATTATGCAAAATACCTCGAATGGGGCCTCTTACTTTGAGGATGAATTACTAGGCCAGAACCCAGAAGGACGTGCTTTCACTATTATTAATTATGATGATAAAGAGGAATTACAAGGAATAGCTAATAAGCTTGGAGTTTCTGTAGATGCCCTAGATGACGCTCAGCAAAAAGCGCGACAATACTATAACGGCAAAATGCTACCTAAAATGATAAGAGATCTTCAACAAGAAATTAAAAGGGAAGACAAACCTCTTAGGGAAACTATAGAAGCGGACGCAAAAGAAGAAGGGACAATTAACCAGGAAGCGAAAGTCCCAGAGACGAAGACGACCACGGTTCCCACAGTCCCCACTATGGAGGACCTTAAGGTAGACACAAAAGTATCTACAATAGAAGGAGAAGAACCACCAGAACCCACGGACGTTAAAGTAGGCACAAGAATATCTACAGAAGAACAACTCCAGTTACCCCTAGAGCCACAAAAGCCGTCTACTAACACACTAACTATTCCTAAAGACAGTAACATAGGGAAACCTATCCAGAACTTAAAATCTTCCTTTGAGAAGGCAGGAGCTAAGTATAAGGTTGACCCAGCGTTCCTGATGGCAATAGCAATCATGGAGACGGGTCATGGAAAATCTAGTGCATTTAGAAACAAAAGGAATGCAATGGGAGTGACCGATGGGGACATCGTAAGAACCTTTCCGAAGGTTGAAGACTCCATTAACCACATGGCTAAGACACTGGCTAACCCTAACGGACCATACAAAGGACTGACTACTGTAGATGAAATAGCAACAGAATATTCCCCCGTGGGTGCTGATAATGATGTTTATGGCACCAATAATCAGTGGCCTAAGATAGTTAAGAAACTGATGAAACAACTTAATCGAGAAGATGTTGACAACCTTACTGTTGTAACCCGTTCTCCTAAAAAATAATTTAATACACACCAAAAACAAACATGGCTATAGATCCTACTTCACTTGACCCTTTGTTATCTCAAGGGGCACGCTCACTGGACGAGGAAACCCCAAAGCAGGAGTTCTTTTCCTTATCAGACACAATCGCAGCACCCTTTCGAGGTGTTGAGGGAGGCGTAAAAGGGCTATACGACTTCGCCGACTTTGTGGTAGGGGATATACTCCCAGACTACGACACTCGATTTCTGGGGACCTCCAATACAATGGCGGGTAGTTTCGTAGAAGGCATGGCACAGTTCGCTACAGGGTTTGTGCCTGGTGTAGGGGTATTAGGTAAAGTAGGGCGCGTAGCTAATGCCAGAAAGTATCTAGGGGCAAACGTAGCTAATAAGATTGCGAGAGGAGGCAAATTGTCCCACCAAGAAGCTCGGAAGCTTGCTAAGAATACCAAGTTAAGACGCTTCGGGGATAACTTAGCAGCAGGAGTGGCAACTGACTTCTTAATGTTTGACGCTCAGGAAGAACGCCTAAGTAACCTGTTGTATCAATACCCAGACCTACAGAACCCAGTCACAGAGTATCTCAAAGCGTCTGATGAAGATGGGGAGATCGAAGGACGCTTTAAGAACGCCTTAGAGGGAGTCTTTATTGAGGCAGGAGTAGGGGCTATCCTTGCTCCGTTTATCTCAAGTGTGAAGATGATTAAGAACCGTAACAAGAAGATTGCGGAGGGTAAATCACCAGAAGACGCTGTGGATGAAGCGCTTGCAGAAGGCAGTGAGGATGCGATTAAGTTTGACTATGGGAAGCTTGATGACCCCCTAACAGGCATTAAAGGGCAGTCTGCTACGAAATCGACCCCTGAGGAGATGGAAGAATTCATAACAGAAAAGGGCCTAACACTAGATGACTTCATTATTGATGAGACTACGGGGCGATTAGATTTTGCTACAGCAGGCGCAGGAGGACGTAAAGCCAGCGCTGAAGATATCTATAACTACATAACCAAGAAGGGGGACGACTCCGCTATGCTTGAACTTAGTAAGTTCCGAGTTGAAGGAGAAACGGGATCTTTAGGGTTTATTGATAGAATTATTTCTTCAATAGATGAAGGGAAAGGGACTTATAACAAAGATACTTTAAATCAGGTTAATCTATTAAAAACATTAAGAGATAGGTTTGGAGATACCTTAGGGAAGGTTGATATAGAAGTAGGAAAAGAAGGAAGGGCGTATTATGCGCCAGGTGAGTCTCGTGTGCACCTTTATGACGATGATAAGTTATCAACAGTAGTTCATGAGTATATTCACTCTCTTTCGTCTGATATTATTTATAAGAATTTTAACGTCACGGACGCAAAAGGGAAAGACATCCAAGGGACTGTATACCTAGACGAACTAAGGAAACTAGTAAAGACAGGTAAGGATGCGAAGGGGAAGCAAGTTCCTACTTCTCTTCAAGAGCTAGGAGACCTCTACTTAACAGCGGTAGATCGACTGGGACAAGCAGCACTATTACGTAAGGGAGGGAAAGAGGGAGCTGCGGGGGTTCCTGATAAAGTTATGGGCAAAGGAGCTAATTATGGGCTCGGGGACATCCATGAGTTTATCACACAGGCTTTCATGGACCCTCAGTTCCAACGGGAACTAGCTTCAATCACAATCACTAAAGGCAAGAAACCTGCAACTGTATACACAAAGTTTAAAGAGTTAATCGCTAAGATACTTGGGTTTAAACCTCAAGAGTCCTCTATGCTCGATGAGGTATTGTCTGTTAGTAATTCAGTATTTAAAGACAACCAAACCTTTAGAATGTCAGGGAAAAACCCTGAGACAGTATCAGGAAAGTATACTCCTATAGATGCCTATGATGAGATTAGTGGTCTTGAACAGATGAGCATGGCAGGGGCAGGGGCTAAGTTTGAAAAGGGCTTAGGTTTCTTGATGAACGCTGCCACTAAGTATAAGGTTAAGATTAACAAAGAGTTTGCAAAGCAAGTTAAAGAACTTAGCGGGACTGACCTTTATCGTGGAGTTTCTGAAGGAAAACTAGAAGAAGCATTTAAAAAAGCTGGTGTATCTTTTGAAGATAGCAAAGCTATGATGCGGGAGGTAGATAAAGTATTTAATAGCACAATCCGAAAAGCAAGGGACGCTCGTGAAGATTCTGTTAAAGCTAATGTTATTAAATTTGATGATAAGGTTAACATCGATAACTATAAATTTAAAACTACTACAACTCCAGGTCGGCGGGGGACTTATGAAGTAGAGGTAACAAGCCCATCGGGTGAAATTACTATATTTGATCAGGTTGCTTCCTCTAAAGAAACAGCGGAAGGTTCTGTAAAGACGTTTATAAGAAAGGAGGCGTTTGGTAAAAACAAGAAACAAATCATCACTCAAGTTCGCAATGGTAAATTCTTAAGAAAGGCAGCTTCTGATGCTAACATCACCTTAGACATCAAAGAGATAAAAGAAGGCAACGGGCACCCTGACCATGTCGAGGTGACCTTCCTGGATGCTTCTCAGAAAGAAATCAACTTAAGGAATCTCCCAGATAACATACAGAGGGAAGCAGAACTATATCTAAAAGCTCGTGGAGGAAAAGTCAAAGCAGTCAAACCGCAAGACGAAGTTCCTATTGGTCGTGTTGTTGATAAAGACGGCAACCCAATGGACCCGGCAACGAGTGATCCTGAGGAATATGAGAATGCTCTTACAGAAGTTGTTAGGCGTGCACTTAAAGATGCAGGACCAGGTGGGGGTGTTGATGCAATCAAAGGAGTCATACGGACTATCTCAGAAGAGAAAGACTTCATCACAATTGCAAGGGCCCTTGCTGGGGAACAAGTAGAGTTTCTTACTAAGGAAGCTAAGATTCCTAAAACATCAGCGGATGAGTTACTTAATCCCAAGCAAAGTGTAGAGAGAATCAACGCGGAGCTTAGTGATGCCTTTGGGGTAAATCCTCACAATGTGCAGAAGATGGTTAAAGAGCTTGAAGCTAAAGGGGAAAAGCTTGAGGGCGTCTTTGATGAAATGCTTAAGGACCAACTTGCAATCAAGATGCTTAACAACATCATTGGGGAGAATGTCCACAACTTAGCTAAGGAGGCCAGTGATCTTCTTAAAAGAACCCAGAAGAACGCAGACCCGGAACTCTTAGATATGTATGATGCTAAGTATGCTCAAGTGCTCCAGCAGATGGAACTAATGGTCAGCACGCAGCGTCTATGGGGACTCTATGGTCGATACCCTTCTTTAGCACTGCTTCAGCGTAAGTTCGTCTATGGGGATGTTAAGTCCAAGAGGTTTGATAACTCCTTATCTCAGCTACAAGAGCAAAGCATGGAGGCTATTCAGTCTTACAAAGCAGACCGTAGGGGCAGCATGGGCCAAGAGAAGCTACTACAACTAATTCTTACAGCACGCACTGCTGATGGCATTGAGGCGGGACTCAATAAGATTGTTAAGCAGTCTATGGGTAAACGCATGTTTGATGTTGTCCGGGAGTATTGGATCAACTCGTTGCTCTCTGGGATAACTACCTTTGAGGTTAACATGATTGGTTCAGCGATTACCTATGGCCTTCGGACCTTAGAGCGGGCAGGAGGTGCTGCATTAACTGGAGACTTTGAGCTTGCTAGGCAGACTCTCCGCTACGCTTTTGACTCTAAAGCTATTATGGATTCGTATAACTTAGCTATGAGGGCCGCGAAGTCTGGGGAGGCAATTAGTATCCCTAACTCAAGGCAGTTCGATGATGCTAAAGACAGCATGAACGCAATCCAATCAGACCGTGAAGGTGCCTTTGGGGCTGCAATAAACACCATCGGAACTATTGTAAGGCTACCTTCACGGGGACTCCTAACGGGTGACGAATTGTTTAAGGCGATGTCTTACCGAAGCTACGTGATGACTGAGCTAGCCCTTAAAGGAAAAGAGAAGGGCCTAGTAGGTAATCAACTGGGTGAGTATGTCCACAAAGGAGTGAACGCACACATCACTGAGACCGGGCGAGTCTTTAACGAAAAGAACCTGGTGATGACCGCTAAGGAACTGGCTGATAAGAAAAACCTTAGGTTCTCTGAAAGGGAGACTTTTGTTACTAACTACATCAAAAAACAGAAAGAAGAGAAACGCTTCATTACTGAGGATGGGGTAGAAATTGACTACGGGAACCGAGGGGCGCTTTCAGCCCGTGCTGAGCAAGGGGCAAAGATTAACACACACACTCAAGACTCGGAAAACAGTATTGTTAAGGGGATCTCCAACATCGTTGTGCAGAACCCATGGATGACTGCTGTTATTCCGTTTGTCCGAACACCTACTAACATACTTCAATTTGGTATTGAAAGGTCCCCGTTTGGGCTCCCTATACATGCCACAAAGATGCTTAGCTCTAAATATAGAGAGGGGTTAGCTAAAGGGAACCGCACGGAACGCGCTGAGATTCAAGGGAAGATTGCTATGTCAGTTGCTACCACTGCTGCATTAATTTACACCCTTGGGAGCCAAGACTCCTCCAAGGTAATTAGTGGGTATGGCCCTAAAGATCCAGATGCACGTAAAGCCTGGTTACTGGATAATCAACCTTACTCAATTAGAATAGGCGATAGGATCCACAGCTACCAACGCTTAGACCCAATGGCTACAATGCTGGGAATTATTGCTGATATTAATGAAGGGCTTGAGTATAATGAGTTCGATGAGAAAGATTCAGCAACAATCTTTGGGGTGTTGTCACTCGCATTCTCCAATAACATTACCAACAAGTCTTATGTCCAAGGAATCGATAACTTGTTTGGGGTTATGAAAGACCCCCTAAACAACACTGAGAAGTTCTTAGGAGGTATTGTAGGTGGTTTTGTTCCTAACTTTGCAAACCAAACTATGAACGTCCAAGAAGACAGGCCTCTACGGGAAGTCAGAGGGATCATGGACTACATGATTAAACGAACACCAGGACTAGAAGGTAAGCTCCCACCTCGGTATAACTTCTTAGGGGACGTTGAGACCCTTGAGTCTTCAGGAGGATTCAAAGGACTGGTTGATCCAATTTACTCAAAAGATGCCGCAAAGAACATTGTAGATTATGAGTTAGGTAACTTAGGTGCTAGTTTTGGAAAACCGGATACTACCCTTAGGCAAGGCTATGAGGACTTAGATATGCGCGATTACTACAATCCTAAAACAAAACAACAAGCGTATTCGAGACTAATGGAACTTGTAGGGACTAAGAAACTTGGAGGGAAAACTCTAAGAGAGCGCCTTGCAATAATGTTCAAGGACAAGAGATACCAGTCAATGCCTGATGCCGACTCAAGGAATTCTTTGTCTTCTTCAAGTCCGAAAGCAAAAGCAATCAGAAGGATAATTACTGCCTACAATGCAGCGGCTAAAAAACAAGTCCTGGAAGAAAACCCAGAGCTCTACCAACGCTACGTTGACTCTTACAAAGCCCAGTAACATGAACTCATCATACATGCCATCATTCATTGGATTCACCGGACTCCTCGGGACACTTACTCTCGAGCGAGTCAATACTGTTGTTGCTATCTGTGTAGGACTAGCAACCCTAACTTACCTTGCTATCAAAATCATTAAGGAAATTAAATAATATGGATAAATCAGATAAACTATACGAACTACAGGACCTCCTCATCGACGAGTTCTTGCTGCGCGTTAAGTCAGGGGAGGCCACCACGGCTGACCTATCGACGGTCCGGCAGTTTCTCAAAGATAACAACGTGAGTGCTGTGGCCACCGATACCTCGCCACTACACGAACTGGTAAACGCACTGCCATTCCATGATGATAATGTAGATCGAATCGTAGACATGACGTCCAATGGCTAGAAATTACAAGAACGAATACAACACCTACCACGCTAAGCCGACCCAGAAGAAACGCAGGGCTGGACGCAACGCGGCACGAAGGTTGATGATTAAAAAGGTAGGTAGGAAGACTTTGAAGGGGAAGGACGTTGATCATAAAGACAGGAACCCCAACAACAACACACGAGCAAACCTAAGGATTCAATCAAAAAGGCGTAATCGCTCAAGAAATGGCTGACATAAAACAAACAGCATCACAGCTTAAAGACTTCCGTAACTTCCTTTACCTTGTCTGGAAGCAACTAAACCTACCTGCCCCCACAACTATTCAATATGAGATCGCGGATTACATGCAGCACGGAGACAAGCGAGCAGTTATTCAAGGCTTTCGAGGCGTTGGAAAAAGCTGGATTTGCTCTGCTTATGTTGTCCACCAGTTGCTCCTCGATCCCTCAAAGAATATACTTGTTGTCTCTGCTTCAAAAACTCGAGCAGATGACTTCTCAACTTTTACTCTTAGGCTTATCCATGAGATGCCCCTACTTAAGCACCTCATCCCCCAAGACAAACAACGATTCAGTAAGATCTCGTTTGACGTCGGTCCAGCCCCAGCGGCCCACGCGCCCTCCGTCAAGTCCCTGGGTATTACATCTCAACTGACTGGGTCTCGTGCAGACATCATTGTTGCTGATGACGTCGAGGTGCCAAACAACTCGGCGACCCAAATGATGCGAGACAAGCTCGGAGAACAAGTCAAAGAGTTCGATGCGATCATTAAGCCACTTGATGACTCAAAGATAATCTTTCTAGGAACACCACAATGCGAAGACACAATATACCGCCAGCTAACCGAGCGGGGCTACCAGACACGCATCTGGCCTGCTCAGTATGTCACCCCAGACCAAAGCGCTAAGCGTTACGATGGGCACATCGCTGATTGTTGTGTTGATATAGAACAAAAAGGAAGGTCCACAGAGCCACTCCGGTTCTCTGATGTTGACCTTGCCGAACGTAAAGTATCCTACGGCTCTGCCGGGTATGCTCTTCAATTTATGCTGGACTCAAACCTTAGTGACGTCGAAAAGTATCCGCTGAAGCTTGCGGACCTTATCGTGATGTCCCTTGACAACGAACTGGCCCCAGAACGCCTAGTGTGGGCTCGGGACCCAGAGCTCGAGTGGGACGGATCAATACCTAACGTAGGGATGACCGGAGACAGATTCTATCGCCCAATGAAGGTGATTGGCGAACACGTTAAGTATACCGGGAGCGTCATGTCAATCGACCCGTCAGGACGAGGCAAGGACGAGACAGGCTACGCGGTCGTTAAGATGCTTAACGGTTTCCTTTATGTCACTGCGGCTGGAGGGGTCCAGGGAGGCTACTCTGAGGAAACCCTTAAGTTCCTTTCGATGACCGCAAAAGAACACAAGGTCAATGAGATCGTTGTAGAGAGTAACTTCGGGGATGGTATGTTTGTTGAACTACTAAAACCAATACTTCGCAAGGTCCATCCGTGCACCATTGAAGAAGTGAGGCACAGCACACAGAAAGAACGAAGGATCATTGATACCCTCGAGCCAGTGATGACAGGCCATAAGCTTGTGGTTGACCCGAAGGTCATCCAGAACGACTACGAGACGACTCAGAGCTATCCTAAGGACCACTCACTGAAATATCAGTTGATCTACCAGATGACTCGTATAACTCGTGACAGGGGCGCTGTGACGCATGACGACCGCTTAGACGCGCTTTCGATGGCAGTTGGATACTGGGCCGCCCAAATGGCCCAAGACGCGTCAGAACGCATCCTAGAGCGAAAGGAGGACGATCTTAAGATGGAGCTAGAAAAGTATGCAGAGGCATATTATAAAACACGAAAAGGGAGTGAAAACATCCTCACTTGGTAGTAGTTGTAAATGATTCATTATAAATGTCTTATATCAATGATCGTATAGGGAGAGTAAAAAGCCTATTGACAAGGGGTGTTTTCTCTCTATAAGTACTCTTAGAGATGACTAAGAGACCACTATATTCTTTAATTTTATTCATTTACAACTATATCTCTTAGATATCTTAAAGATACTTTAAGTAACTCTAAGTATCTTTAAGTATCTTTAAGTATGCCTGACGACCCTCTCGACCCTCTCGACTCACTCAAAGCCACCCTAGGCGAACATTACGAGAACTATGTGGTTGTTGTGGCTGACACCCGGCACCAGTGCAGAGTCATCTATGACAATTC